GAAAAACTATGCCAGCATTAGTATCACCCGGTGTTAGTGTAACAGTCACTAACGAATCGTTTTTCATTCCTGCCTCTGCTCCTACTGTACCACTATTTCTTATCACTACAGCAGAAGACAAGAAGCAGAATCCATCCGACCCAACAAGTTCATATGCTGAGGGTACGCGTGAATATGGTGTAATTAGAACAATTACATCACTACAGAACAGTGTCCAGATGTATGGTATTCCAAGATTCCTTGAGTCCCCATCTGGTGAGCCACACCATGGCGATGCAAGAAACGAATATGGTCTTGCTGCTTTGAATGCATTTCTTGGTCTTGGTAGTTTTGCATATGTTATTCGTGCAAACGTCAACCTGAATGACAATTTTGAAGACTTGCAGGCTCTTTGGGACTACAAGATTCAAGTTGCTCAGTCAATTCTTGAGAACTTGGTCAATGAGTGGATCAACAACTATAACATTCAGAATCAGGTAACTCCAGGCGATCCTGGATACAAGGTTACGATTCCAAGAAATGATCTATATGACTTAATGCAGACAGCAACAGATTTTATTTGGGATGCATATTCATTCTCAGACTCAAATCCAAGCAACTCTGGTAATCCACTACGTGATGATTTCTTTATTGATCACACAGCATCTCCTCTGCCTGTTTATGCTGATGGTTATGATCAGCCAACAACTGGTGACTACCTCGGTATCGAGAAGATTCTTGTTGATTGGGAAACAGGTCTTGAGGGTTCAACATCAGGATTTGAAGCGGAGTGGACAGCACAAGAAGCAGGTAACACCCTAGTAGGTGCTGCCGACGACTTCAAGTGGACAGAAGAGTTCTTATTCAAGACAAGTCTTGGTGCTGATGACAGTGACCGTCGTGTTGCTATTATTGAAGCACTAAGAGAAATTGTTGCAAGCAACGAAGAAATTAGATCAGAGAACTTCGAGTATAACTTGATTCTCTGCCCTGGTTATCCAGAACTTGCACCAGACATGCTTTACCTCGTAACTTCACACCTAAAGAATGAAGTGTTCATTATCGCTGATACACCAATGGCTGCCGACTTCGAAGAACTTCGTCGTTGGGCAACAACTCTTGGTTCTGTGTCTGCAACAGAAGGTGCGCAAATTGGTGCATTGCACGGTCGTGAAATCCACGCTGATGGTCACTTAGCATACTATTACCCACACGTTCTTGCAACGAATCTTGATGGTAAGTCAGTTCTTGTTCCTGCAAGCGCATGGGCTCTAAGAACATATGCTTACAGTGACAACGTTGCTTATCAGTGGTTCGCTCCTGCTGGTATTCGTCGTGGTACAATGACAGGTGTTCTTGATCTTGGATATGTTGAAGGTACTCTTGGTACTCCAACACAGTTCAAGCAGTTGCATCCAAACCAGGGTCAGCGTGACAACATGTACGCCTACGAAGCAATGGGTGGTATTAACCCACTCGTAGCGTTCCCAGGTCGTGGCTTCCTCGTTTGGGGTCAGAAGACATCAACAGGCCAGACAGCATCTGCTCTTGACCGTGTTAATGTCTCACGCTTGATCAAGTACATTGCAAGATCACTTCGCAAGGGTGCTCTACCATTCGTGTTTGAGCCAAACGATCAATTAACTCGTGACAACCTAAAGGCGTTCGTCGATGGTTTCTTGAGTGACCTGATTGTTAAGCGTGCTCTATATGACTTCGCAACAATCTGTGACGAGTCTAACAACACACCTATCGTTATTGACAGAAACGAGTTGGTAATTGACGTTGCTCTAAAGCCAGTAAAGGCAGCAGAATTCATCATCATTCCAATCCGTGTTGTTTCAACTGGTGCACAAATCTAAAAATCTTTTTAGATGTAGTACAAATAACTCCCACTTCGGTGGGAGTTATTTTTTGCCCACTTTTCAAGTGACGCTACATAAATATCTTCAACAGTAAAACAAACAGGAGTGTTTTAGCATGAGTACGATTAATGATATTGGAATTCCAGGCGTTGGCACAGGCATTCTACAGCCAAAACTAAAGAACAAGTGGCGTGCTACTTTTGCAGGTTTGGGCGGAGGTGTTGACTCACAACCTATTAGCATGCAGGTTGTTACATTTACACGTCCAAAACTGTCGTTCGATGAAGTTGAATTGCACCGTTACAATTCACGCGCGTGGATTGCTGGTAAGCATAACTGGGATGCTGCGCAGTTCACTTGTGAAGATGATATCACAGGAACAGCAACAAGAGTTCTACAAGAACAGTTGCAGGCTCAGCAGTGGTTGATTGGTGCAGAAGGCCCATGGTTGGGCTCTGCTCCTGAAGGTTCTTTCTACAAGTTCGTTACTTACCTGCAGATGCTTGATGGTAAGGAGCAAGTTCTTGAGACGTGGACATATGAAGGTTGCTGGTTGCAGAACGTTGACTACGCAGACGTTGATTACGCAACATCTGACAAAGTTGTAATCACAGTATCGATGCGCTTTGACCACGCACGTCAGGATATTCCTGGTTACAGTGGTGGCGAGGGCGTCGCTTTGGGTGGTGCTGGTCGTATTACAGCAGGTTAATTCACAAGGAAGGAAGCAC